CAAAACCTAGCTTGTTTAGCTGAGTGCTAGATTGTTGCACAGCTGTGGTAGCTAGGTTGGGGAACTGTGTTTTCAAAACAGACTTTACCAGTCTGATATGATCGTCACCCTCTGAGATATCATCCGATGCTGCAGGGTAACTGGTGTTAAACTGGCTGATGTATGATGCAGATTCTACTGTCATTTTAGTTTCCTATTGTAACATTATTACAAAGATTTGTCAATTTGATTTAACTGCCATTGCTACTATGAAGACAATTAAGCTAAAGATAAGTAAACAAGTTGCAACTATTCCAACTATAGCAGAACGGAAGAGAAGTTTTCTACGTTTTGCTTGACGTTGTTTCTCCTCTTCCCTTCTTGCTCTTCTTGCTTGTGCACAATACTTCTGGTAATCAGACCATAACCCAGGGCGACCTGTGTATATCATCAGCTGTTTTAATTGTTCTTCTTCCTGTCTGATCTTTTCTAAAGCTATAAATGCTTCAAGATCAGATGAACTTGCTTTTGATTTGTCCTTACCAGCTACTTTGCGTTGTAGTTCTTCTTTACCACTGACAAACTTTGCTATTGCCTTACCAGCGTTTACAATTTCACCGCCATTTTGTACACATTGTTTAATGACAGCGAACGCTGCATTACAAGCAGCAAGTTCAGCCAGCATCTTCTTCTGGTTTTTCCTCCACTGAGCTTATTAATTCGTTTGTCATTATCTGCAAGGCAGCACGAATTTGATGTAGTTTAAAATTTAACTGAGCTTCTTGCCCTTGAAGATCTCTTATTTGTGCTACGAGATATTTTGAAGTATCTTGTAGTTCATCTTCTGTGAAATCTTTACCGTTAATTGTTACTACGTTTGCTTCAGCCATTACCATGGTACTCCTGAACCTTTAGTGGGGTTTTCTTTTTCTGCAATTTGAGCAGCTACGTTAGCTTCAGTTGCTGCTACTTCGTCAGCACCTAGAGCATCCTTTGCCCATCCTATTGCTTGCTCTTCTGTTATATCTGCATATGGTGTAAAGCTAGATAGGTCATCAGTAGAAAGACCAACAGTGCCATAGCATCTGCCTGTGTTTCCATCTGCATCTTCATCTTGACAATTCCAATGCACTACATAGACTACATCAGTGTGGTCATCTAAACTGGTGTAGTAGTCTAAGTTTGTTGCTGTCCACGTTGCTGTCATTTTATTCTCCTATGATTCTAATGCGGTTATTCTTGCTTCTAGTTCCTTAATGGTGGCTACCAACAAAGGAACCAATTTGCTTTGATCTATGCCTTGATATTCTGGATTGCCATCAGCATCGACTGCATCCTTTTCTCCTGTTACTGCCTCTGGAACGTAGTTTGAAACTTCATGAGCTAAAAAGCCATCTACTGTAGTATTTGCATCTGCAATAAAGTTAAACCTAACTGGATTTAATTGTTTTAATCTCTCAGTTGCATTAACGATTGCAGTCACATTTTCTTTAAGTCGGTAGTCAGAGGAAGTGTTATATGCTGTTGCGCTACCTGTAACAGAAATAGTTCCAACTGTAGTTCCATCTTTTCTAAAGTCTGCTATCGTGCCATCGCTAGTTTTTCTGTTTAACTCAAGAGGATTTCCACCATCTCTAGTGGCTTGCAACATACCTGTTGCTCTTGCCTCAACTCCAACTGTTGCTGTGCCTATTGCAGTTTTAGAAACGAGAAAATTACCTGATGAATCAATACGCATACGTTCTGCGCCATTGACTATAAACGTCTGAATATCGTAACCTTTAAACTCTGAAACACCACTTCCGTCACGATAAAGTCTAAAGTAAGCAGTTCCAGTACTGTCCGTTCCAGTACCTAGACCAATCTGTGAATACGTTCCAGATTGACTTGCACCAGAATTACCTACAAGTAACTCTACACCTCCCCCTGCTACAGAATTGTCAACGTGTACAAGTTGATCTGGCGAAGTTGTGCCTATGCCAATATTGCCTGATGTATCTATAACTAAATCATTAGAACCACTGGCATTAAGTTGTATTCCAGCATCTCCACTATGTCCCCACCCTATGTAACCTTTGCCTGGAGTATCATAGTCTCCAAAATATAACCGACTATTTCCTGTAGTTGCTCCAGTACTGCCAGCAAGAATGTAAACATAACTGCTATTACTTGTGGTTGATATGTTTCCAAATGTAGCAATAGTAGCTGATGACAGAGAACCTGTGGGTGGTGCTGCTGACAGCATATGAAGTGTGCCTTGATCGGCTGCTGTACTATTATCATGTCCTAATATTTGACCAGCAAAGGTTGCATTTTGGCTAGAGTCGAGAGTAAGGGCTGTTGTAGCGTTGGTGGTAATTGTAACAGATTTTGCTGCTACTGTTCTAATATCAATATTATCAGAGTAACTTTGTAATCTAATGTCAGAGTTAGTTCCTGCACCATCAATAACTGCTGTTGTTCCTAATACTCCTTTATAAGTACCACCTTGTCTAATAGCGAGTACTCCACCTTCAGCCGTGCCTGTCCCACCGTCTATAGAAATATTTTGCGAAGAAGTTCCATTGCCTACTTGAACTTTCACATTAGAGGAAGTTGTGCCTATGCCAACATTGCCTGATGTATCTATACGCATACGTTCTGTGTTATTTGTGTAAAAGCGAAGAGGGTGATTTGAAACAACATTAATGTATGCGCTAGTACTATTAGTGTACATAATCATTTCTGTTCCGCTTGTTCCACTACCAGCAGAACCAGAGGTAGCTATTTTAAGCACACCTCCTTCTGTATTTGTTGATCCAGCTATTTCTAATGTTCTAAAACCAGAACCATAATCTTCTATTGAAGTAGTACCTATGCCAACATTTTGGCTAGAGTCGATGGTCAGTGCTTCATTTCCATCAGCACCTAATACTAATGAGCTTCCACTGACCGTAGAACTTGGATCAGCAAATATGCTCATCTTGGTGGCTTCGTCGACTTTTATTTGGCCCCGTGCATTGCCATCAATATTTAAACCTTGCACTACACTCATGGTAGACGCTGGCGTACCAGTGGTTTCAACATCTATTGTAAATGCAGTGTAAGCAGATGTTGTGCCAGAACCAGCATCTCGCAATGCTGTAAGGGGTGAACCTGATGTAGATTTTGCTGTAGTTCTTTGGCTGCTATCGATGGTTAGTGCTGATGCGGCACCAGAATACAACTCCATTGTATTTGTACTATGGTTATATTGTACTCTGCCAACACTGTTGCTTGCTGTATCAGCAAACATTAATCGCCCAAAAGAAGATGATCCAGAACCTATTGTTATCCCGCTATCGGCTGTTCCTTGAACAATTAAATCGTCAGCAGCAGTATTAGCTGTACCACCATATGAAGAACCTATTGTAGCATCACCAGCATCAAGAGTACCAGTAGTGGTAATGTTGTAACTTTGAAAATTCCAACCATTTTGATCTGCTTGCACTACTGTTGATAGAGTACCGCCAATAATGTTTTTAATAACAAATGCGCCATCTTCAGAAGTGTCTGTCGGGTCATTAATAGACCAACCAAGTTGTCCGTATGCAGTTACATTAGACGCACTGTCTTCGCCTTGAAAAATAATCTGACCTAAAACATCAGAAACAGCAGGACTAGCACTGTCGCGTTTTAAAACAAGGTTTGGTCCTTGTGATGCTGTGGCATCAGTAGATGTAAATGTAGCTAAAGAACGACCAGAGGATGAAACTACAAGAGGCTCACTAGCGTCTGATAAAGATAATGTAGTAAACGTACCAGCAGCCGCACTTGATGCACCTATGATAGTACCATCAATGTTACCACCGTTGATATCTGCAGTGGTCACTGTTCCAAGGTTGCTGATTGTTTGCCCAGCAAATGTAGACGTACCTGCTGCTGTGATGCCACCATCTTTGATCAATAAAGAATCAACAGTGACTCCACCAGCCGCTGTTGTTTCAGAGATGGTATCAACGGTGATAGATTGTCCAGCTGTGACAATGATGTTATTTGCACCAGTGGTATTACCGTTGGCAAGGATTTCTGATAAGGTATCAACGGTGCCAACCTGGGCATCAACATAGGTCTTGATAGCTTTAGCACTAGCAAGGGTGTCATCACTAGCACTTACGCTGGTAAGGTCTGTGTCTACACTGGTGACTGCAGTTGAGCTAGCAATAGTAAGACTACTAAATCCACCTGTGGACTGTGTTGTAGCTCCAATAGGTGTACCATCAATGGCACCACCGTCTATGTTTACAGCTGTGTAATCTTGGGTAGAAATAGTACCAAGACCTAGGTTGGTCCTAGCAGCTGCTGCAGTGCTGGCTCCTGTGCCTCCGTTGTTGACAGGTACTTGACCACTGATGCTTACAGTGACATCACCTATGGAAGCATCTACAGCTAGGGGGCTAGTAGCTGCAAGAGTGGCTACACCTGCAAGGTCAGTTCTTAGCGTAGATCTTCGAACTTTCTTGGTTTCATTTTCGCTGATGTCTACAATGACCAGTACGTCATCATCAGCAATGCCGCCTAGTTCAACCTCAGTAAGCTCAGTGATCTTTTTATTCGTTGCCATTTAACTTTCCATCCAATCAATAAATAAGTATGCTGTGCCAGCACTAGATATAGCTGCTATTTTTTCACCATCTCCAGCACCAGGTGATGAATCAGGCTTTACAATAAAATGTTCAGAGTCACCATTGTGTATAAAACTAGATGTACCATCAGTTGTAGCCGTAGGATTTAAACCTACTTTGACATAATTTAAAGGACTTCCACTTGTTCCATGTGCTCTAAGTTGAACTATACTAGCACCAAATGGACAAGTTCCAGATTGTGCACTTGTGGTAGTAATATCTACTCGTTCACTCTTTACAACTCTATGAGCATATGGATGTTGACGAGCCATTTAGCCCTCCAAGAAAGTAACATTTACCGTAGCTGTTCCGATGCTGGCTACCTTTTCACCATCTGTTGCTGTGGGAGAACTATCTCCACGAATGACAAAGTAAGAAGCATCAGCTGGTTCAATCAAAGTACCTGCAGCTGTGGCTGTTGGGTTTGGTCCTATTACTATGTTTACATTTGCACTGGTTGCTACTCTAGCTATGGTGCATCCAAATGGAGCACGTCCACTTTGTGCACTGGTGCCTGTGCTGGTTATGTTCTCGCTACTGATGATACGAGATGCTATGCTATTTTGATATGCCATGTCTATGCCTTTATGTTCTTGTCAGAGTTCATTTCAAATCCAAGCTCAATACCTTTAAGTTTAAGCTCTTCACGTTTTACCGCCATTTCGTGTTCTATCTCTACACGTTCAAGTTCTACCTTTGCAGCTTTTAGTTCAAGCTCTTTTGCTTTGACTTCTGCTTCAAGTTGTTGTGCCTGTGCTTGTACTATCAAGGCTTGTGCTTGTGCCTGGGCTAGTTGATCTTGTGCAGATGGTCCTTCTTGCTGTGGTGGTGGTGGCACAGAGATGAACTTGTCTATGTTTTTGATACCTAGCTCAGTTGCCATATTTCTGACAAAATTATAGGCATTTTCTGGTGTTACAAGCCCTGGTATCTGTGGTGCTACCTGTTGAAGCATCGTAGACAAATTGGTCATTGCTTGGACTTTTATGTCCTGATTACCATATCCAATGCCAACTTCTATGTTGACATCCATGTTTTCTTTCCAGCTAGAAGGATCTATCTCGTAATAGACATTATCTAGTCTGACTATTTTGTTTCTGTCTTCATATTTCTGTACCAAGTTGTAAATTGACTTGAACATATTGCGAACACCAGTGTCTGCAAATATTCTGGCAATTAGCTCAAGTCTGCCTTGGGCATTTGTCATAGCACTGTTAGCTGCACCTGCCGTGACATGTGATTTTAACAGATCAGCACTTAGACCTTGTGTCTGTGGGTTTACACCAGTGCGTCCTGTTTTAATGTTTTCCCAATATTCCAACATCTGGAAGCTGTAGTTCTGTAATGCTGGTGTTTGAATAGGTTGTAAGGCATTAGGACTACGAGTTCTGACGATACCACCAGGTCTACTGGTCAACAAATCATCTATGTTTACTTGACCTTCTACAACTTGGAACCTACCGTTGTTAGCAAGATACATATTGTCAAGTAGGTTTCTGGTCAAGGTTGACCTGATTAGCTGAATGTCTTGTACCGTTTCTGCTACACTTAACCCATAGAACTTATGAGGTATCGGTATGGGGCAAATTGTGCTGAATGGTAACTGGTCAATTGGTTCAATGTCTAATAGCTCATCTCCAGCATGACAAATCTTATGGAGAACACTAATTCCAGAACCATCCATGTCTATCTTCATGTAAGACTCGTAGATCTGTACGACAATCTCTGAGTCAGCTGCAGCTTGGTTTGGATAGACATCTGTAGAGTCATAGGCATGTCGTGCCATGTACTCTTGACTCGTTGTGATGTCATCTGCACCACCTACATATCCAGGTAGGCTATCGACAACTTCTGGGTCATAGCCCATCTTGATAAGCTCAGACCTAGACTTGTGTGACCTGTGACAAATAAACCTTGCATCTTCTAAGGTTTTAGCACCACGGTTAATCAGGAACTCTTCAGGTGGTACATTTTCTACCGTGACTTTTCCTTTGATCTCTCTACGGGCAAAGGTGACATCATGTGTTACCTCTTCATATTCTACCATCATGCCCGTTTGTGGATCAGGCTGTTCCTTTACCTCTATTGTTTCAGAGTGCTCAACGATGTCTATGTCGTCATCTTGCATCAACAATGAGTATTCTTGATCAGTTAAGTTCTGATAAGACTCAGTTGTTGTTTCTTCTAGTTCTTCCCAGAAATGCTTGACAACACCTACTTTTTGCATCAATGCGTCTAGGAAAAAATTGTAAAGTACCATAAACCCATCGTTCTGTTTGTAGAACACATGGTTTACATAGTTGGTAGCTTGTTCAGCTATGGCTTCATCCTCTGGTCCTTCAGGGACAAAGTTGACTATTTTCTCTCCAGCTGTGAAGATACGCATCAGGCTGGGCATCATCCACATCAATGTGTCTTGTACATCAGTGACAACAACTTGGCTACGACCATCTTCTTCGTTGCCAAAGGGTTCACCATAGAAATACTCCATGGCTTTTTCACGTTGTTGGCTGATCTCTGAGTCCATGTAGTCACTGGACCCGTTGATCTCACTTTCTACAAGCCCAATAATTTCTTCGTCTGTTAGGTTATGGGCCATTTATTTTTTCCGTTTTTTAGACTTTGGAAATCCTGCCTTCATATTAGCATAGGCTTTATCAGAGATTGTTGATTTGCTTTTAGGTCTGCTTATGCCCTTGCGTTTTCTGGCATTGATGTTTGCGTATAGTCCTCTTTTAGCCACGTTTCTTTCCCTTTACCTTTTTAAGATCAGCTGCAGTTATCTTTTTTCTAGGTGGTGCAACAGCTGCAAGTTTCTTCTGTTTTGGACTATATTTTGAGTAGGGCATTAAACTATTCCTGCGCTAGAGTATTTTATTTCAGATTCAAAACCATACTTTCTGAATACCGTTTTGCTCTTTTGTCTTTCTCCAAATCTTTCTATGCTCAATGCTGCATAACGCATTGCACTTAGAAGGTCGTCTTTGATTGGCACCACTCGTCCATTTTTTCTATGGTAGAGACGCAACTCCTCAAGAGTCTCAGTACAAGACATAAAAATCTGCAGCCTACCAGTTTCAAAGCGTTGCAGAAGCAAGCTAATCCCCGCTTCAATTGAGTTATTACCATTAAGTTTACCTTCCGCTGGTGGATTACTGAAGTGTTCACTGAGCATATAGACACCAAGATCACGGTATTGTTGTGCTAGTTGTATTCCTGATCCCTTGTCATGTTGTAGCCCATCATGTGGAAATGCCACTGGTATGCCAGGTGTTCTGTTGTTGATAACCGCAGCATGGGTCAATGGTGTTTCCTTAGACCTTCGGTATTCATCATAGACGTAGATGATGTCGTCATCTGGGTCATATGCTACCCAACTTACGGCAGTCGGGTGGTCAAAACCAAAGTCTATTGCAGCTAGTTGTAAAAAGTGACTTGGTATGTCAAATTCTTCACAAACTATGTCTTCTTCCTTGACAGGGTAGACAAGCCCTGATCCAAACACAGGGATACCCTTTGATCTCATGTCACGCTCTGCAGGACTGTATACAGCTAGTAGCT